TTTATTATATCAACTGGAAGATAGAACAAGAAAGAATGGTTAGAGAGCGTGGAACAACACCTCAATTTGTAGAGAATAAAAAAACATCTTCAGACTTAAGAAGAGAAGAAGGTGAAAGAAAAAGAAGAGAAGGTATTAAGTACTTCTAAATAAGGAAAATCACTATGCCACTTATGAGAAAGAGAGATAAGATTAATACACAAGGAATGACCGGACCTACTAAAGCTTCCGGGTTGATGTTCACAAAACCTGGTAAGAATCCTGAAGAAGCAGGAGAAATGCCAGTGGTAAGACATAGAATGCTTCCTAAGAATGAGAGTTTGTATATGGAATTAAAAGAACTTATCAATGAGGTTCTCGATGAAAGGAGTCAAAGAGTATGAAATTTAAAGCAATAGTATTCATTAGATTGCGAACGCAGGTCGATGATTCTCCTGGTAATGCAGTAAAGGATTGTTGTGGTAGAATGTCTGACTTAGACATCAGAAAGTTGAGATTGGGTAAGATTATTGATCTTTGGTTTGAAGCACCTGACAGAGAATATGCAGTAAATGAATTGGATCATCTTAGTGATAAATTTCTTGCCAATACTGTTATAGAAGACTGGGATTATGAATTGACTGAAATCGAAAGTTTCCCCAGAGGTGTTGCTGATGAGTGAACCATTTTTTATAAAAGGTAAAGTGAAGACTGTCTATCCTACTGATGACCCAAACACGGTGATCATACAGTATGAGGATAAAGTTACTGCAGGTAACGGAGAGAAAGAAGACTATCCAGAAGGCAAAGGATCTCTATGTTGTACCATCTCTGCTATTCTCTTTCAAAAACTGGAAGATGAAGGTATTCGTACTCACTTCAAACGCCAGATACATGGGCCCTGGATGATATGCGAGCATGTAAATATCGTTCCCATTGAGGTAGTAGTGAGGAACGTAGCAGCAGGCAGTATAGTGAGGGAAACTGGCGTGAAAGAAGGTATTAAGTTTCCATACCCACTGGTAGAGTTCTATCTAAAAGATGATGAGAAAAATGATCCTCTACTGACTCCAGATAGAATGAATCTGATGGGTTACACTCACATACTCACAGACCTGATGGCATCCAAAGCCCTTAAGGTCAATGACATTCTTGTCGATCTTTTCAATAAGTTGGACATTACTCTTGTTGACTTCAAACTAGAATTTGGACATGAGAAGACTTCGGGTCACCTTCTATTGGCAGATGAAATCAGTCCAGATAGTATGAGGTTATGGTCTAAAAGTGATAAAGGAAACTTTGATAAAGACCTGTTTAGAAAAGGCGAGGGAGACATCGTCCCAGCTTACCGCCACATCCTAGAAGAATTACAGAAATTTGTATGACTTTTCATTAATCAACTATGAACTACTTCCTTAGCGCCACCTATATTCTCATCTCCTTCGCCCTAGTCGTCCCCATTACCACTGACGAAAGCTCCTTTGAGGCGTGTCTAGACGAGGTCCGACTTAGAGGAGGTGACGCTTGGGCAGCCAGGAACCCGCGCCTACCTTCTGAGGATTGCTGTCCTTATAAGAGAGCAGAAGACGACCTCGATTGGTGCACTCCTGACCAACCATTTAACCATCCATCTTGAGACCTTGAGTAAGATTGACATCCGATCAAAAAATATGGTATATTATAGAGAGTTTTATGAGTAAGATGAATACATACTTTCATACACATGAGTAAAAGATCCAAGTTTCCATTTAATCATGTTGTATTAGAAGAAAGGAAAGAAGTGTGGATCAAGGGGGATTATCCTAGTTGTATGGGTGCTCCTACACTTATGAAACAGTTCTATCCTGATTATACAGCCCACCTGGCTAAGGAAGAGTTTATTGAAGAACTCAAAAAAAAAATCCTGAAGCAAGAAACCGATTTGAATAATTATGACATACACAGTTTATTCCAAGGATAGTTGTCCTTATTGTACGACAGTACAACAAGTTCTACAACTTTCAGAACAGAAATATATTGTCCTTAAACTTGGTAGGGACTACACAAGAGAAGAGTTCTATGGTAAGTTTGGACAAGGTTCTACATTCCCAAGAGTTGTTCTTGGAGATCAATTGATTGGTGGATGTACTGAAACTGTTAAATACCTGAAAGAAAATAACATTATTTGATGGACACCCAGGAACTTTATGACATCGTTGAACATACAATTGATTATGCTTTCAATGGAAAGTATATGCTCAATATGTATGAGTACTTAGTACTTACCAAAGTAACTAAGAATAGTGTTAATGAGTTTCTTCAAAGTTCAACAAGAACAGAAATTGATCAATTGATTATTGACTTGAATGATTATCTTGAGGGTGGTTCTGACGAAGAACATAAACAATTAAGAGAGGGTTATGGTCACCTTGGTAAACCAGAAGCCAGAAAAATAAGAAACTATTTGAATAGAATTCTTGAGGACGCTTTGAAATATGAGCAAGAAAAAAGACCAGGGAGGAAAAGAAAACCCTCTAAATAAAATAAACAATGACAAATCTCAAGAAATTAATAGAGGTTTGGAGTTGTTATTGAGAAAAAATCGGAGGAGAGACCGAAAACCTAAAACTATTGAAATGAAGTTTCAAAAGTTAGTTTCTCTTTTCAATAGAGAGATTAGTTTTTATTTGAATTTTCATTTAGATATAAGAAAAATAAACTCTCGGAGAGATTAAAATGGAAACAGCAATTACAATACTGTCAATTGCAGTATCAGGATTATTTCTTTTAGTAGGAACTCTCCTCGGTTGGACGGTAAAACAATACCTCGACCAAACCAGAATACCATTCATACATCCAGAAATGTTTGATGTAGATGGTAATATAATTCCAGACGAAATTTTATCAGTGAGATTTGAAAATGACTTCATCAGCGAAGACGAAGAAAACGATTAATAAACTTCCACCAAATCCATTTATCTTTGAGATTTTGGATCTTGTGAGTAAGCAGAGAAGTAGGGCAAAGAAAATTGATGTTCTTAAAGAATATTCCACAGATTCTCTCAAGGCAATTCTGATTTGGAACTTCGATGAGACTGTCATTTCTCTTCTTCCAGAAGGTCAGGTTCCCTATGAGAAGAATGATGTTCCTGTAGGGACTGATCACACCTCTCTGAGGAGGGAATGGAAGAATCTATACCATTTTGTTAAGGGTGGTAATGATTCCCTCTCCAAGACCCGTAGAGAGTCAATGTTTATTCAGATTCTTGAAGGCCTTCATCCTCAGGAAGCAAACATTTTGATTCTTATTAAAGATAAGATATTGGAGTCAGAATATAAGATTACTAAACCTATTGTTGAAGCAGCATTCCCTGACATTCAGTGGGGAGGTCGTTGTTGATGGCAACAAAAAATATTAGAGAAATTTGTTCTGATTGTGATCCCAAAGAAGCGGAAGATAGGTCTCTTCCAACTAATTCTTTTTTAGTTGAGTACGTTCAAGATGGTACTACCAAATTTGATATTGTTTCTTCAATGAAACAGTCAGAGATTTTTGATAAGTATTGGGATAACTATCGACACGAATTGAAGAATATTTCTCAAACGGAGGGTAGAGTTAATCCTAGACTTTGGAATTCCTCAGCAGTAAATAAGGGTAAAAAATGAAAGACGAAGAACTAAAAGATCAAATTAACGCACTTATTCGTGGTGAGATTCAGGAAGTTATTAATGACTACGTTGAGGATAAAGAGACTCAAGTTTTCAGTATGGAAGAGACTGGACTTGGTTTCGTTGAAAAAGAAGAAGATGATGAATTAAAAGTTAATATTTCTAATCAAGAAGTGGAGAAACTTATTAAAGAATATAAGAAGATCAAGAAAGGTCAGAAATCTAACCTGGGTCAGATCAGAAAGATGGACAAGAGAGCCTCTTGACATAAATAGGTACAGTGGTCTATAATAGACCTGTCGTTCAACCCCATTGAGGGGTCGCAAGTAAGTCGCGGAACGGAGAATTAGAATGATTTACTACCTTCTATTCGTCGTTGGAAAAAATCACTCTAATCGTTCATCCCATGTTAAATCTGATTCTGGCATCTGTCCTCACCTGTAGTGCTTCTCAAGAACTCGTAGAGAACTTGAGAAACAATATTAATGAAGAAATGACTTCTGATTATAAGTCAGAAGTTATGGAAGTCATTATGGACTAT